GCTAGAAATTTTATGGATGCACTGGTGTTGGGACAGGATCTAGTGAATACAGATTTGAAAATTCATGGAGATCCTTATTTTCTTGGTGATAGCGGAATTGGAAATTATACCAGTCCTGAAACAAATTATAGGATGATCAACAGTGACGGCAGTATGAATTATCAGAATACTGAAATCTATATAGTTGTTAATTTTAGAACACCTACAGACATTCAAGAAGGTACCAACGTTTACAAAAATTTACAATCTAGTTCTATGTTGGTACAAAGTTTCAGTGGGCTTTATAAGATAAAGTTTGTAGAAAGCAGGTTTTCTGGTGGCAAATTTACGCAGACATTAGAAATTATTAGACAAGTACATCAAGAATTGGTAGACAGAAATGCACCAGAAGTTGCGCTGGGTGTTAACCAAGATGCTGGTCCCCCAGTCGACACTTCGCTGCAATCTGATGATCCTGATTATGAACAGGCCATTGCTAATATTGAAGCAGACAGTGTTGGTTCGGAATCTACTATAAGCGACCAAGAAATAACAAATAACAATGCCGCACTAGGCGATTGGAACGGATAATGAGTAATGACGATAGACTAGCAGAAGGCGCTAAACCGGATTCTCGTCCTGGACCTTTTTTAGCCAGAGTGGTCAGTATCACTGATCCCTATTATATGGGCACATTGGAAGTAGAACTGTTACACGAGTCTGGTAATGACAATGCGAGAGAAGGTCAGGTACATCAGGTCAAATACCTAAGTCCGTTTGCTGGCAGTACCAGCGTAGCATATGTGGACGAAAACAACGAATACAACAGCACACAAAAATCATACGGCATGTGGATGGTGCCGCCTGATATTGGCAACACAGTTGTAGTAATCTTTATAGACGGGGATCCTAGAAGAGGATTTTGGATTGGGTGTGTGTTAGATCCTAATGTAAACTTTATGGTACCGGGGTATGCTGCTACATCATTTAATGTAGACGGCGATAAATCAAGAACTCCCGTTGCTGAATATAATAAAAAAGCAAACGATATCAGTGCTAAAGATACCACACGATTGTTGAAACCTTTTCATCCATTTTTGCAAGACAGATATCTTGAACAAGGCCTGTTAGAGGATGACATTAGAGGTATTACCACATCCAGTGCTAGAAGAGAAATTCCCAGTGCTGTGTTTGGCATATCGACTCCTGGTCCGATTGATAAAAAAGGTCCACGTGGAAAAGTTGGAAAATTTGAGCATGCTATTAACGAAGCATTTATCAGCAGAGTTGGCGGCTCAAGTTTTGTTATGGACGACGGTGATGATAAATTTCTTCGTAAGACATCACCGTCAGAAGGTCCTCCTGAATACGCAGCAGTTGAACAAGATGAAACTGACGGTGATGTTTATAGACCCCACAATGATTTATTAAGATTTAGAACACGTACAGGTCATCAAATACTGCTACACAATACAGAAGATTTAATTTATATTGGCAATGCTCGTGGCACCAGTTGGATTGAAATGACCAGTGATGGCAAAATAGATATCTATGCTGAAGATAGTGTAAGTTTGCACACTAAACAAGATTTAAATTTCTATGCCGATAGAGATATTAATCTTGAGGCAGGACGAAATTTTAATACTAAAGTTGCAGGTGAAATGCACACACATGTTATTGGAGATCAAATTTTAATCGTTGATGCTAATCAAAAAATTCATATTAAAGCAGCAGTAGATATAACATATGATACAACATACACTCACCATGTAAAAGAAGATGTTAATATTTTGTTTGATGCAAATTATCTACATCATGTAAAAAGCGATGTAGACTGGGTGTACGATGCCAACTGGAAACATAAAGTAACAGGCCAAGTAGACAGGAACTTTCAACAAGGACTCAACTGGGACGTAGGCGGTGGGTCTGGCGGCGGCGCAACTGTAAATTCTACCATTTTTGGAAGTGAAGTTATTAAAAGAACAGGTAATATTGATTATACTGTAGTAGGTAACAGAAAAATTACTACTACTGGTAATTTAGATATTAATACTGGCGGCAACACTGCAATCACATCTGGCGGGTCACTAGATATTAAAAGTGGCGGAGACAGTAGATGGACCGGTGGTGGCGCAACCAGCATTGGCGGAGCATCATTGGTGCTTAGTGCTGGTACAATTAATCTTAATGGTCCAGCAGCACCCACAGCAGTTACGGCAGCAGTTGCCGCAGCACCTGGCGGCGCCGACTCTGCAAGTGAGGCCAGCGAAGCAGAACTACCAAAAGAATTAAAAACTCACAGTTTACCAGATGAAGAAGGCAGTGAATTAACGCAGTCGATCATGCGTAGAACACACGAGCCTTGGCCACATCATGAAAATCTTGACCCGGTAAAATTTAAACCTGATCAGACTGATAGGGATATCGATGATAGGAACGAGGGAAATAGTTCGTCAATCGCCGATACGTCTGAATATTGGAAAAAATACACTACTGGAACAGATACATTTGCTAAAATTTCAGGAGCAAGCGAAATATGACAATCAACAACAGATTATATAATAGAATCACAGTCAAGGGACCAGGTCAATCTCAACAAACTCCCAACACAAAAATTTACAAAGGTTTCAGTACAATTAGTAATGCTACTGAAAATTTTGGATTGTATGATCTCGCATTGATCAAACAAGACATAGTAAATCATTTTCACATTCGCCAAGGCGAAAAGTTAGAAAATCCAACATTTGGCACAGTGATTTGGGACCTATTGTATGAACCATTTACTCCCGAAGTTCGAAATGCCATTGTAAAAAATGTTGAAGATATTATAAATTACGATCCTCGGATCAAGGCCGACCAAATCATTGTAAATCAATACGAAAGTGGGATACAAATTGAATGTGAATTGGTATATTTAAATTTCAATATAAGTGAAAGTTTGCAATTTAAATTTGATCAAGACAATGGTCTAATAAGTTAAATGCGTAGTTTAATTTACAAATAAATATACTGAACAAGGATAAACGATGTCATCTACCGATCGTCAGAATCGATTACTAGTTGCTGAAGACTGGAAACGCATATATCAGACTTTTAGAAATGCTGATTTCCAAAGTTACGACTTTGAAAATCTTCGCAGAGTAATGATATCTTACATTAGAGAAAACTACCCTGAAGATTTTAATGACTATGTTGAAAGTTCTGAATACCTAGCGTTGATAGATCTTATTGCGTTTTTAGGACAAAGCATAGCATTTCGTGTAGATTTAAATGCCCGTGATAATTTTTTAGAACTAGCAGAACGTCGCGAAAGTGTATTGAGATTAGCAAGACTGTTAAGTTACAATGCCAAGCGGAATTTAGCAGCCAACGGATTTTTAAAATTTACCAGCGTAAAAACTACAGAAGCAGTGATTGATTCTAACAACAGAAATCTTTCAGGCATCACAGTAGCATGGAATGACCCCACCAACGCCAATTGGAACGAGCAATTTATCAAAGTAATTAATTCGGCATTGGAACCCAACAGACAATTTGGTAAACCTGATGCCAAGGCCACCATAGTAGGAGTTCCTACAGAGCAGTATAGATTTAAAGGCATCAGCACCGATGTGCCAGTGTTTGGGTTTACTAAAGCAGTTGATGGCCGAAACATGCAATTTGAAATTACCAGCACAGTTATAGACACGTTGAATTCCGTGGTGAAAGAAGAGCCACCAGCATTGGGCGTAACACCTGCTTTTATCTACAAGGATGATGGCAAGGGCACTGGGTCAAGTAACACTGGATTTTTCTTTCACTTTAGACAGGGCCAACTTAATACCGGCACATTTACACTAGATCAACCAGGGTCAAATGAAATTGTTGACATAGATGCTGCCAACATCAACAACACAGATGTATGGCTATACAAATTAGACAACAACGGTAGAGAATCTCAGTACTGGGCTCCGGTATCTGATTTCAAAGGCAACAACACCATTTACAACAGTTTAGAAAAAAATATAAGAAACATCTATAGTGTCATTACCCGTGTTGGTGATAGAATAAGTTTGAATTTTTCTGACGGAGTATTCGGCACGTTGCCATTAGGCACTTTTAGAATCTACTATAGAACCAGCAATGGATTTTCCTACACTATTAATCCCAAAGACATTCGTTCAGTAAGTGTGGATATTTCTTATGTCAGTAATACAGGTCAAATTGAAGTATTAACAATTAACATGAGTTTGTTGTCCACTGTGGTCAATGCAGCCGCCACAGAAACTAATGACAGTATCAAAACTAATGCGCCGGCCAGTTATTACACTCAAAATAGAATGATCACAGGAGAGGATTATAATATTAGTCCTTTAGCAGTGAGTCAGGAAATTCTCAAGATCAAAGCAGTTAATAGAAGTTCCAGCGGAATAAGTCGTTATTTTGATCTAGTGGATCCCACAGGAAAATACAGTAAAACAAATTTATTTTCTGATGACGGCGTAGTTTATAAAGAATTGTATTCTGACAGTTTTAGATTTTCTTATGTGACTAAAACTGATATTGAGTTTGTAGTTTATAATCAATTATTCAATGTTATCAAAGATGATAACTTAAAAAATTATTTCTATGCCAATTACGAAATTGATACATCTGCAACTATTATTTCAAGATGGTATTCTAAGACAGTAGACACTAATCAAAGCACTGGATATTTTGGAAATATAGTAGACACTATTCCGTATGCAACCGGACAATTTACCAGCACTGATTTAACTTATGTTGAATCGGGAGCATTGGTTAAATTTACTGCGCCTACTGGTCAGTATTTCAATAAATCTTCCAATAATAAATTAGAAACAATTCCGTCAAGCGGAATTCCATCTAACGGATCTACAGTATTATGGACTAAAGTTGTATCTGTGACCGGTGACGGCACTGCCAACAACACCGGCACTTTGTCTACCGGTTTTGGTCCTATTATATTAAATGACATTGTTCCTAATGATGCTAGATTATCTAGAATTATTCCTAAATATAAAAATACAATCGAAAGCAGCACAATTACAACTATTATTGATCTAGTGTTTGATAATAGACCATTTGGTCTGAGATATGACAGAACAACTAGAACTTGGAAAATTGTTTTTGAACAAAATTTAAATGTGTCTAATCTGTTTAGTCTAGGTAAAGCAGGTGACAGATCTAATCAAAAGTTAGATTCTAGTTGGTTAATTTTGTTCACACCAGACGATGAATTTTACACAGTTAATTCTAGAAAACTTCGTTACATATTTGAGAGTGATCAACAAATTAGATTTTATTACGACAGCAGTGATAAAATTTATGACACTAGAACAAACACAGTGGCCAAAGATAAGATAAAAGTTTTAAGTATAAACACTGCGCCCGCACCATTGACTTCTGCTTATACTTTTGATAGAGATTGGTCTATTCTCAAAGAATACAGTGGATTAGATGGATACGTTGACACTAAGAAAATTGAAATTACTTTTACCGATACGGACGAAGACAGTGTTGTAGATAATCCAGATATCTTTAATGATATTGTTGATCCTCCTTCTGTTACAGAAACAAATCTTGAAGTCCTTCAGAGAAAATATATTATACAAGAAAAATATACTATCGGTGATCGTCAGGAAGATTATCGATACATCTATAATGATTTAACTAATCCTGTAGTTATAATTTTACCGTCAGAGACCTCAATTTCTTCTTATTCTCAATACGTAGAAGCACAACATTTTTATTTTATTGACACTGATGTAGTAAAAAAATTAGACAAAGTTGCGTCTACGCTGATACCAAGTTTGCAATACAAAGTATTAGTTGGTCGAGATAGATTAAAATTCCAGTATATTCATAATGCAGATTATGAAACTAGAATTGATCCTGGAATTACAAACATTATTGATATTTTTATTTTAACTAAAGAATACGACACTGCATATAGACAATATGTCAACGGTTCAATCGAAGAAGAACCGCTACCTCCTAGCAGTGACAGTTTATATAATGATCTTCATCCTACATTAAGAAAAATTAAATCTATAAGTGACGAAATCATTTATCATCCTGTGAAATTTAAAATATTGTTTGGCAGTCTTGCAAAAATAGATTTGCAGGCCACATTCAAAGTGGTAAAAAACACAGAACAAGTTATCAGTGACAATGATGTTAAAACACGAATATTAAATTCTATAACAAAATTTTTCTCAATTGAAAATTGGGATTTTGGAAATACATTTTATTTCGGGGAATTATCAACATTTGTATTAGCAGAACTTTCACCGTTTATAGTGAGTTTCGTCATTGTGCCCAAAGCAGACAATTTATATTTTGGTAGTTTGTTTGAAATCACATGTGAAAAAGATGAAATTTTTGTAAATGGAGCAACAGTTGATGATATCGAAATTGTATCCAGTATCACAGCAAGTAAAATAAAAGCCATCGGTGCAATTACGACAACCGAAAAAATTGCAAACAAAAATCAAATTTCTAGTTCTTAAAGGTAAACAATGGCATACGACAACAGTCAAAACGAATACCCAGTTCCGATAGATCCTTCTTCAAGAAAAATTTCTAGCCTACTGCCTCGTTTTTATAGATCTGACAGCAACAAAAAATTTGTTCACGCTACATTAGAACAATTGTTACAGCCTGGCACTGTAAAAAAAGTCAACGGATTTATTGGTCGTCAAGACAGCAAAGCCACCACTGCTGATGATATCTTTGTTCAAACTTCTACTACTGACAGACAAAATTATCAATTAGAACCCAGTGCTATCATCAAAGATGATCTAGATAATGTTGTGTTTAACAAAGATTATCTAGATCATATCAACCATATTAGTGTGCAAGGTGGTATAACAAATAATCATCGTAGATTAAACAAACAAGAATTTTACAGTTGGAATCCATTGATAGATTGGGATAAGTTTGTAAATTTTCAACAATACTATTGGTTGCCTTACGGACCTGCTGCTATCCCAGTTTACGGCCAACAAAAAACAATTCAAAGCGAATACACTGTAAGTTTAGTAGACGAGGGAGATAATTTTGCTTATATTTTTAATCCTGATGGACTGACTCGAAATCCAGTATTAAAATTATACAGAGGCCAAACATACAAATTTAATGTTACAGCGCCAAACCAAGCATTTAGTATCAAAACTCAGAGAATAGGTGGAACACTGAGTCGATATACTTCGGGTATATCAGTTGATGATAGTGGAGCAACTGCTGTAGAGTCTGGAATATTGACTTTTGAAATTCCGCTAGATGCCCCTAATGTTTTATTCTATGTCAGCGAAGATG